TCGGGTCTATGGACTTGACTTCGAGGCCCAACCAATCCCCGTCGCCAAACCGTATGACCCCATCGGGTGTCGCCGAGAGCCGGCGCTTCTCGTCCTGCAGGCTGACCTGACCAGTACCTACAAGGTCAAGAGACACGTCGTTTAGAATAGACAGACTGTCGATGATGTACGCCTCGACCGCGTGACCGCGACGAGCGTAACCCCAATCCTGCGCGGCCGCCTCACCCGGTCGGTGCTTCGAGTACCAGATGCTGCGGATGCACGCGTCAGCCTCCGAGCTGTTCAAGTAAGTGGTGCGGTCGAAGCCCCAGTCCTTCCGGGCTTCGTGGATATCGGCACCGCGCAGAACTGCATCACGTACACTCATCTTATTTCTCCTTCATTTCGCAAAAGACGCCGCCGCACTCGCTGTAATCGACGGCGTCCAGACGGATCTGATGCCCCCACGTCAGCAGGATTGCAAATACAGCTAAGAGCAAGCATATACCCTGTTTAAGCATGATAGACCTCCATTGCTACGGCGTGGGACCGGCGCTTCGCGGAGGCGATGCGGGCCACGGCCTGAGATAGTTTGTCGTCGGACTGCAGGATGTCGACGTGGACGTGCTCGGTCTGACCGATGCGGTGCAGGCGGGCGTAGAACTGGTCCATGATGGCAGGCGACCAGTCCTCCTCGACGACGACAATGCGGTTGCCGCCGTGCTGCAGGTTCAGGCTGACGCCCATAGCCGCAATCTGGCCGACTAGCACGTCCAGCCTGCCCTCGTTGAAGTCACGCTGCAGCTCGTCCTTGCGGGCGCTGCTGGTGCGGCCGTCGAGGGCAGCGACCCGCAGGTCAGACATCTCGGAGACCAGTGCGTCAATCACACTGGTGTGCCACGCCCCGACGAGGATGGCACCGGCACCGCTGGCCACGCGATCGCGTATCTCGGCGGCGGCTTCGCGAACCTTGGCCTCGCCAACCTTGCGGCGAGCGGTGGCAATGTGTTCGTCGTTCGCCGCGACGGCCTGCTCGATCTGAGCCTGCGTCTTGAATCCGGCGAGGATATCGCGCAGCTCGTCGTCCATCGACAGCCCGACGGGCAGGCGGTTAATAGTGAGCGGAGGCATGGCAGCCCAGACATCGGCCAGCTCGCGTCGGACGGCGAGGCCGCCGTCGAACAGCCACTCGTTCAGCTCGTCGGTGTTGCGGCTGCCGACCGTCATCTTGGTGGGGTAGCGAGCGCCCGGGAACTGGCGCTTCTGCACGATGGTGTAGCGCAGATTAAAGCGATCAATATGGCCGCCGCCGCAGCGACGGCGCATACCATCCAGATCAGCGCGGCACAGAAAAGGATAAAGGTCGTCGTTCCAGCGTGTGATAGGTGTGCCGGTCAGGCACCATGTGTGCCCGACGCTGCCCGCAAGGCCGCCGCTGCCGAGGAGCGCTTTTGTGCGCTTGGCCTTCACCGACTTGCAAGCGTGCGCCTCATCAAGTATCAAGGCGCGGGCCTTGAGCTGAGACAGCTCGGCAGCGCGCTTGGTCGCAATTTCATAAGACATAATTAGAGCTGTGGCTGCGCCGTCAATTTTAGTCTTGCCGGTTTTCACGAGCTGCGCGGTGTCGCCTGAGAAGAACGCCTCGAACTCTGCCTGCCACATTCTCAGCGAGATCGGCGGGCCTATTATAATGACCTGATCAGTGACCAGCTCGCGGACGAGCCGGAAGGCTTCGAGGGCGGTCAGCGTCTTACCGCTGCCCATGCCTGAGAAGTTCCCGGCAAAGCGACGCGCAGCCAGAAACTGCGCGTCCTCGATCTGATGGGGTAAAAGATTTTTCATTATTCGCCCTCCTCTACCAGTGCCTGCGCGGTGTTGAGATAATCGCAGATCAGCGCGTCAAGATCTTCGCGGGCGGTGTCAGCTACATAAGCGCCAAATTTCCAGACCTCTTTGCTAGCAGCAACGTGGTTAATGCGGTGGCTAGCCGTGCGGATGGTGCGGGCGATACCACTGATGAAGTCGGCACAACACGCGGGGCTGGAGCCTCTTGTAACGACGTCGTCGCGGAGAGCGCGGGCCAAGGCCAGTGCGCCGTTGACGATCTCGATGTCGTCGTCTTGGGCTGCTGTTGGGTTGTTATAGTCGCTGTAGTAAGTCATTTTGGTCTCCTCGGTTAATGTCTACACAGTAGATAGGGCATCAGGCTCTGACCGTCAAGAGCCTGATATCTATTTGTAGCGGCGTTTGTATTCCGCCACGCACTCGAGAGCCATCTCATTAATGAGACTGTCGCGCTCCGCCATTAGCTTAGCGTAGTAGGCGCTGCCCTCGTCGTGCAGTTTGAGTGTCTCGCGAATATCGTTTAATGCGTAAGCGGCTGCGTCTTTGTTGAGATCTTTAATGCTGTAAGTCATCGGGTGGTCTCCTCGGTGGTGCCGGGGCCGAAGCCCCGGCGGGTTAATTATTCAAAGTCTTCAAATTTCAGAAAGCAGCCTTTTAGGCGAAACCATGCCGGGCGTCCGTCGCGTTCCAAAAGAATGCTAACCACGCCCCAAGGTCGGTCACCGCCGACGAACCAACGACCCTCGCGTTTTTCCGCAAAAGTCTCGGAACCGTTTTGTATGGCCTTGATTCTCATCTGATGGTCTCCTTGGTTGGCGGCAACACCGTGCTGCCGTACACAGTATATAGTGCATCTATAACTAGATTGCCAGAGCATGACAGAAAATAAATTATTTTAATTATTTTGTTGTCAGGCTCTTGATGATTGAATCGGGATGCACTATATACTGTGTAAGGCAACGCGGTGTTGCCCTTAACCGAGGAGACCACCAAATGAACATCTTAGACCGCATCGAAGCCCGCTTCACCGAAACCAAGACTGCTTGCAAGCTGTACGCCACCCCCGCCAGCGCCACCAAGGCCGCCGAGGCCGAGGTCGCCAAGTTGAACCGGGCGCACAACGTTGAAATCGATTGCCCTTACATCGTCACCTTCGTCCCCAGCCAGCAGAAGTTCACCGTCGTGTTCGACTTCAGCCGCTGGCTGCAGCGGTACAACGCCGGCACCTACCTCGGCTGGTTCTCACAGCGCAACTTCTTCAGCATCTAATCAAACGCCGGGGCTTCGGCCCCGGCACTAACACAGGAGAGAGAACATGACGAGCATTCACACCGAATACGGCCCTTCCTTGGGAGCAAGTAATATGACGCGCACAGATTGCCGAGATATGTATCTTGATTGGACTAACAACTTCTTAACTTTAGAACGCTTTGCAGAGCATTACGGGATAGATTGTGAGACGGCAAATCACGTTATTGTGGAGGGCCGCCGCGCCCACGAATTCATGGTCGATCACGGGATTAGGAAATGAGCACGAGCGCAGTGATCCGCGAGATCAGGCAAGAACAGAAAATGCAGATCGGTCAGCTTGCAAAGTTGTCGGGTCTGCATCGCAACACAATTTACCGGGTCGAAAAGGGAGACGACATTTCAGTATTGAATTTTGAAAAGCTGCTTAAAGTTTTTGGCTATGAATTGGATATAATGAAATGCAAAGATTGATAAATCAAATTGCGGCTGCGACCCGTGCGCGCGAAGGCGCGAAGGGAAAGTGGGCAAAGAATTATTGGGCGTGCGTCGTGGAGGCTTTGCTCAGACAGGCGCGATTGACAAATAAGAATTAACCCGCCACTCTTGAGAATGACGGGCTAGTTCTTTACGCGGTGTGTGGCGCACCGACTATCCCGATCAGAGGAGACCAATCAAATGACCGAGACCCCAGAATTATACAGCGACCTGCCGCCTTTAATCAAGGCTGCTTTAGAAGTGGCGGCCAGTGGCCTGCCTGTATTTCCTACTTATGATAAGACACCAGCGTGGTCGAACGCTGAGCTATGCGTTGCTCGAGGCGAGGGCGGCTATAAGATAGCCAGCACCGACCCGGACCGCGTCATCGAGCTGTTCTCGCATCGACGTGCGAAGGAGATAGCAGTGCCCATGGGCGAGATGTCCGGCCTGATGTGCGTCGATGTCGATCTGCAGAAGGGTGAGCACGTCCACCAGTGGCGCGACGACAACGCATCGTGGCTGATCGAGACGCGCTGCCATTCGACGAGGAGCGGCGGGCTGCACTTTCTGTTTAAGCATATCCCCGGCGTGCGCTTTCCAGCGCAGCTCGCCGAGGGCGTCGATGTGAAGGCAGGCGGCACTGGCTACATCTGCTGGCCGGGGACACCGGGCTATGAGGTGTTCGGCGACGTGCCGGTATCCAAGTTCCCGCTCGATGTGCTGCGGGCCATCATGGTGAAGA